AAGGTCAAGGTGTGGGTCAAAGTTAGGTGTACTCATTTCAGTTACATACTCAGGGTCATGCTCCCAAAGAAAATGGTGCTTAACTCTATCTTCTAAGCTGCACATGTCTGACCCTAACAACTCAAAATTTTTTCTAGCTTTAAGTAAACCTCTTATCTCTAACCCATAAGGCTTCCTAGCAGATGGTAGGTTAACACAAACAGCGTGTTTAAATCTTAGGGTGTTAGTTAAACCTTGTATTGCAGCAACAACAAAACCACCTTCCTCATTCTTTAGTAAACCCTTAACCAATCCTATCCTGTGCTTAACCACAGCCATGTTCTCAAGGACTAATACCTCTGGGTGTAGGTTAGATAACTTCTTAACAGACTTACACAACTCACCATCCTTAGTCTTTACCTGTGGTATATCTCTATCTTTTACTTGAGGTATCTCTTTATCCTTTACTTGAGGTATCTCTTTATTTTTTACAAAATTAAACGTGCTGGGCTTCCAACCCAAACTAAATAACCAGTCTTTAACTTGCTTACTGCTGGTAGGGTTAGGCTCATCTTGACCTATTACTTCTTCTATCTCTTCCTTGTACTCAACAGTAAGATTATTAAGTTCTGTTAAGACCTTCCACCTTTCACCTGCTACAGATAAAGAGCCATCCTGTTTGTATGGTAGCTTGGGTCTTTTACGCTTGGCTACTTTAGGAACTCTGGGCATGACCTTAGATAATTCATTAACTGCTTGCTCATTCTTTAGCTCTAACTCATTGAGTAAAGTGTTAGCCTTATCTACATCTAACTTCCATTTTGATTTCTCTTGCAGCATAGCCATCTTCATCTTGAATGTAAGGTAACGAACCAGTGGTTGGTAGTCACCTTCATAAATCTTAATCAACAAAGATTTCTGTAAACCCCATAGCTTCTGATTTATTTTTATATCCTCTTTGCACCTGTGAAGATACTCCTCAAGAGATAAGTTCTCCCAATCAGTAATAGTTGGCTTCTCAATTTTTAAACGCTCACCCCATTGAGCAAGACCATGCCTATTGACATCAGGAAACAAGTACCAACTCAAGGCTAAAGTATCTATGAGCTGGGCTTTAATCTTGATACCTAACAGCCTCTCTAGCACTGGTATATCGTAACGAATAATATTATGTCCGATAAGCACATCATTTTCTTGCAAGTTAACAAAGAAATCCTTATCAACTTCTTTACCATTAGCCACCATGCAATGTATCTTGCTAGCATCTATACCATCAGTCTCTATATCAAATACATACTCAGTCATATTACCAACCTCTTTTAATAGGTTCTAGGTAGGTCACTGTACTCTCATCAAAGTAAACATCACAGGTGTACGACTGTCCAAAGTCTCTATCAAATAGCATGTAGAACTCTGACATATTCTTTCTATCAGGAGGACATTCATCAGTCCTATCCCTGCTTATACCATGACCATAGTGAAAGAACCTTTCCATCGACCTACTGCCAAAGAACTCAGAGCTATAAACTCTAGCACCTCTTTCGTGTGGTGTACTGCCTTTAGGTTTAGGGTTCACATGGCTAAAAAAGAATAAAGTAATAGGATACACAGACACTAGGTCAGCAGCAGAACTACATATCTTACCTAACTCAGTGTTAGTTTGACTAGCATCACAACCTTGCACCAGCGTAGTCATAGGGTCAATCATAAAGATATTAATACCATCAAGTAGGTGCATCTCAGTGATAGCAGTTTGTATTGCTTCCCAATCCCTTGACCCTGCCCTGTCATAGAATCTAACCTTGCCATCTAAGCCCTCTAGTGTAGACCTTAACTCACTGTCCTCGTAAACTGTATCAGGCTTAGTAAAATCTTTCTTAGCCTGCTTACTGGCTAGTTTCTTAGCTGTCTTAACTGGGCTATTCTCAAGGTCAAACATCCCTACCTTAACCTTCTCGTTATAGACTAGGTGATGCACTAGCTGATGTTGCCAATCTGTTTTCCCGATTTTTGCACTGGCAGCCGTACAGTGGATAGTGTGAGGACGTATTCCATAGCAAGCCTTGGTGACTGTAGCCCAAGGAAAGGATATGCCCATCTGTGGCTTGAGCATAGCATTCTCTATGATGTCAGACACATCTACTACTTCACCTTGTCTTTCAACACTGGCATTGTAAACGCACTCAGTATAAAGCTCCTTGCCCCTACCTTGTATCACCATTTCATTTGCATCTTTCAAAGGTAGCTTGGCTGTCTTAAACAAAGGGTATACTTTGAGACAATCCTTCACTGCTTGCTTACCTGCTTCATCATTATCAAACACCAACACCACTTCTTTATATTTAGCCAGTAGCGTTTTGTTAAATAATAAATCCTTGACTGCACCACTTACCCCACGCACCAGACTGACAACATTAGGTTTAAAATTTTTGTACTTCTCACCATTAAATTTATCTATGGTTTCATGCAATGCCATAGCATCCAATCGACCTTCAGTAATGAATAGCTTGCTATCTCCAGAGCAAGTCCAACTGCCCCACAAATCCAGCTCTCCCTTCCTGTCTCCTACACTTGAGAATTTCTTATTGGCTGTTTCTTTACATTCAAAACCCACTAGCTTCCCACGCAATGTATCACCACAATAAATATGAGTGATAGTCTTGCCATCTGCTTCTGATAGACTGCTTCTGACACCATATTTCTTGGCTGTTGCTTCTGAAATAAACCTGTCAGGTATAGCCACTATCGGTAGCTGTTTTATTTCTTGAATTGTTTTCATTTTACTAGCCTTGTATTGGTTGATAGGTACAACCTTTGCTGTACTTGGTTTGTGATATGCCTTGCAAGAAAAGCAAGTTCCATCTTCACTGCCATCCTCTTGCAAATATCTGGCGTGAGCATCTGAAGAGCCACACGATTCACAATCAGTGTGATATAAGAAAGTACCCTTATTTTTTTTGTTAGAGTCTATCATCTTCCTCTCCATTGTTGTGAGGAATATAACCAATCATTGTACCTACTTTTGGAGTATAACTACTCATGAAGTCATGCGACTCTTGAGAGTTTAAACCTTTAGCCAGATATTGAATTTTATCCAGCGTTGAATACAACACAATATCAAAAAGCTCCACAGATTTTTCATTAGTCATGTAATCTATCCTCTTCTATTTTAATAACTGCATCAGATATGTAGATGCTTAACAACTCAGGTCTTGAGTTTACTCCAAACTTTTTAAAAATTCTATGCACAATCTGCTTGATGTTATTTCTTTTTTCTTTTAGGTGGTCAGCAAGCTGGTCATTATCCCAACCTTGCAACATCTTACAAAATACTTTTCTTTCTAAGTTTGTTAAATCTTTTGAACTCATTTTGTTTTTCCTTATTGTCATTATATTAAAAATTATGCTACCCTCAAAAACATATTCCAAACAGCCACTGCTGCTACTGCTTCTGCTTACCTTCTCCAACCTCTATGATATGGCTTATAAGTACTCTCTTCCTGCAACTTCCGTTTAATTATATCTAAACCAACACCATGACCTATATCATATAAGCAGTCACCAGCTAACACCCTTTGCTCATCCTTAACAGCACCATTGTTAGCACACTCCACACCTTCCATAAAACTGTCATAATCTGCTGACTTGGCTTCTAAAAAACGATTAGTAGTTTCCACATTGTCATCAATGCTTAAAAATTTATAGTAGTTATTCATTATCTATCCTCCGAAAACATTACCTGTATCAGAAAGCATTATATCAACTTCTTTCTGTACCTTATCAGCACAAAGGAACTCACCAAGAAGTTGCTCTTTGGTATTAACTTTGTACCACCTGAATAGAGTTTGCATCATTGCCCTAAGAGTACCAATCTTAATGTCAAGAATCTCTGCAATCTCTGGGTTCTTTTTGTTCATCAAGATGTAAACTAGCAACTCTTGTTGGCGAGAGGTAAGCCCTGTCTTTTCTTCGTTCTTATATTTTTTGTGACCCATTATCTATTCTCCCAAATTTTAGTAGCTTCCTGTTGAAGTTCTTCTGATAATCCATTAAAGATTTTCATTATGGCTTGGTATTGTTCGTAACCTTTTTGCCATACTTTATGGT